ACACGTGGCTGACCGCTGTCAACCCCGGCGGGCAGCGGTCCCCCTCCCGCGTGTGGACACCCGACGCGCCCAGCTACCGCCGCGACCAGGGAGTATGACGCCGTGCGCCCCGACGTGATCGCCGCCGCGCTGCTCGCCTGCCTGTGCGCCGACCTCTTGCGCATCGGGCGCCCGGTGTGCCGGTGCGTGCTCCACCACGGCACTACCGCGCCGCCGATGGACGCCTGCGACTGCGAGTGCCCGCCCGTCCCGCCCTCCGGCGCGGCCGGGCAGGGACAGGCGTGGGTACGGCTCGCGAGCATGTCAGCGCTCCCGCCCACGCCGGAGTCACGCGCGGCCGAGGTCACCCTGTGGCGGGCGACGTGGGAGGCCGGCGTGTACCGGTGCATCACCACCACCCCCGACGGCGGCCCCATCGACCCGGCGGCCGCGAACGCCGACGCGACCGCGCTCCTGCTCGACGCTGCCGCGCTGGCGCGCCTGGTCTGCTGCGAGGCCCTCGAGGGGCGCGACGTGCAGGTGTCGGAGTGGACCCCGGCCGGTCCCGCCGGCGGATGCGCCGGGGGGAGCATCCGCATCAGCGCGGACCTGTAGCCAGACGCAGGAGGGGGAGCCCCGGGTGTGGGGCTCCCCCTCCTGCGCGTGTCTCCATCATCCCCGCGTGTGCGGGGAGGGGTCGCGTCTATCCGCCCGCGACGGTCCATCCCCGCAGGTGCGGGGATCAGCGCTTGCCGGGGTGGTTCATCGCACCGGCCAACGATTCACCCCCGGGCGAGCCGGGGGGTACTCGGCTCATTCTGCCTCAAGTCGCCGTGCGGCGGGCGGCGATCTCCTCGGTGATGCGGGCCAGGCCGGCACGGTCCTCCTCGGTCGGGGCAGACAGGAGGCATGATCGGGGTCATCCCTTCGAGTCTTCCTCGGGTTCGGGTGTGGCCTCGGCGATGAGCGCGGCCAGGGCGGGCGCGAGGGACTCGGCCTGAGGTCGGCCTGCGACCCCGGTGTAGTGGCGCACGAGGTACTGCAGCAGGTGCCCGGTCGCGGCCGCGTATCGGCGCCTGTCGGTGTTGATGCCGGCGCGCACGAGCTCGCGCAGGCCCGGGATGTTGTCGTACAGGCCGAGTTGCTGGGCCTCGCGGTCGACGGTGAGCGCAAGCGTGATGTCGCGGGGCGGGAACGCCGCCGCGGGGGTGGGCCACAGGGACATCACGTACTTCTCGAGCGCGAGCGCGACCGGCATACCGGCACACTCGAGATCCTCGGTCAGGGTCCGCAGCATCGCGCGGGCGGCGGTGTGGGCGGCCAGCAGCGGCACGCCCACGTACCCGGCGGCGTAGGTGCGGCCGAGCAGGACCGCGCGGCCGACGCGCCGCGCCAGCAGCAGGGCGTCGTGCCACGTCTCGTCGAGGTAGAGGCGGCGCGGGGTGTGGCGGCCGGCCTCGGCGAGGATCGAGAGACCGTGCTCGTAGGTGTGGGTGAGCTGGTAGGGGATGACCCAGTCGGGGGCGTCGATCTTGGCCAGGTGCGCCCGCACCGGTCCGGGGTCGGAGTACTGGTCGTAGTACTCCTCTAGCGCGATGGTGTCGGGGGTCATCGCATGCTCCTTAGAGGTCCCCGGGCACTCCCGGCCCGGGGGCTGGGGGTCGGCTACTGGGCGATCAGGCGATTGACAATCGATTGGGAGATGTCGAGCCGCCGCGCGGCCTCGGACTGGTTGCCGTCGCACGCCTCGACTACGAGGCGGGTCGCCTCGCCTCGGGCCCGGCGCAGGTCGGCGGCGAGCTGCTCGCGCACGAGACTGGCAATGATGCCGCCAGCGTGGGATGCCTCTATGGCGTGGCTCTGAGCCTGCCACACGGCCGCCTCGCGGCGGGCCGGGTCGCTGGTGCGGATCTGCGGGATGGTGATCGCCTCGAGGACGTCGCGGGCCCGGCGGGCGGCCGTGAGCAGCATGGGCCACTGGTCCGGGTCGCACATGTCGTCCTCGTCCGCGCCGTAGGCCCACTCGGCGGCGGCCTGGGGGGTGATCTCCGTCCAGGACTCGGGGGCCTCCCCCGCCCATCTCGAGCGGATGAGCATGACGTATCGGCCGCCCTCGGTCAGGTACAGGCTGTGCGAGCGGGGGTGGTCGCGGCGTTCGCGGGTGAGCAGGCGGCGGGCGCGGGTGTGGTCGAACCAGTAGGCGCCGCGCCAGTCGTCGGCGATCTCGCCGGCGTGGCCGTGCTCGTCGGGGAGTACGCCTCCGTCCATGAGGCGGCCGGTGACGACCTGCGCCTGTTCGTCGTCGCGGGGGGTGCGGGTGGTGCCGTCTTCGTGCGTGATCTCGTATGAGGTGTAACCGTGCGGGTCGCCGGCGGGCACGGCCAGGGCGCGGGCGCAGTCGTCGTCGAGGTCGCCGCCGTCGGTGTAGGTGTGGACGTCGGCGGCGGTGAGGGCGAGCGGGCCCGGGGGGTGGGGTTCCACCCACGTGTCGATCTCCCAGCCGTCGGCGGTGAGGATGATCCCGGTGGTGTCGTCCGCTCGGTGGTGGTCGGCCAGGTCCCGGATCAGGTCGGGAGTGATGTTCAGGTTCATGATCGGCTCCAGTGGGAGGGGATCGGTTCCGCTGACACCACGACTATAGGGGTACACTCATAGGCGTGCAAGGGGGTCCGGTGACATCCCGCGCGACACGCGCCGCGCCTCCCGGATCTCTCTCACCTGCGGTCGTATCGTCCCGGCATGACCCACTCTGTAGACGCGCGCCGCCCCTCCCCCCACAGCCGCCCCCAGCCCGCGCCGACGCGGCGATTGCCGTCGCCCGTGCTCTGGCTGGCGCAGGGCGCGGCGGTCCTGGTCGTCGTCGCCGTCGCCCTGGCGCTCGTCGCGCTCGTCGTGATCGGGGTCGTCGCGGTCGCCCGCATGGCCCTATAGCCCCGGGGCCCGGGGGTGAGTTGCCGGGATTGCCCGGCATGCCGCGGGGTGCCGATCTACGCTCACCCCCATGTCTGCTCCCCCGCCGCAGGACTATCCGCAGGATCACTACGGGACGCCGCCGCCGCACCCGACCGCCTACCGCCGGGCGCAGCGGCCGCCGCTGGCCCCGGTACCGGCCCCGCCTCCGGCGCCGTACCACCATCACCATCACCACGCGCTGCCGCCCGTGGTCGTCCAGTCACACCACCATCACCACTACAGGCGCCGGCGCAGGTTCCGTCATGAGCTCCACGCGGTCGCGTCCGTCCTCACGTGCGGAGTGTGGCTCATCGGCTGGCTGGTCACGTGGCTGATCCACGTCGCGCGTGAGGGCGACCACTATTGATCCCCCCGGGACGGCGCTGGGGGGATGATCTCCCGGCGCCGCCGGCGTTGTGCGGGTATGCCAGTCACGATCGAGGTACATCGGGCGCAGGTCGAGCGCGTGCTGTCGTCGCCGGAGGGGCCGGTGTACCGGATGGTGCGGCGCATGGCCAACACGGTGCTAAATGAGGCGAAGCGGCGTGTGCCGGTCGATCACGGGACGCTCCGGGCGAGTCTGCAGGTGGCGATGCACACCAGCCCGGGCCGTGTGTGGGCGGTGATCGGGTCGAGCCTGCACTACGCGATCTATGTGCACAACGGGACCGGCATCTACGGCCCGCGCAAGCGGCGCATCGTGCCGATCAGCTCGAAGGTGCTCGCGTGGGAGTCACGCGACCCCAAGACGACCCCGAAGAATCGCGGCACGATGGTGTTCGCCCCCTCGGTGGCGGGCATGGAGCCGCGCCCGTTCCTCGTGGACGCGCTACAGGACGTGGCGCAGAGACGCGGGTGGAACTTCCGTCGTGGCGGGGGCGGATCGTAGGCGGGCCGCGTTACCCTCCTGACTGATCACCGGGGCTGATTTGGGGGGATTCGTGGCAGTCACGTTCAAGGTCACCGCGACGCAGGACGAGGTCGACAGGCTCAAGTCGACGCCGTCGGTCGAGGTCGAGATCGTCGATAAGACGTACACGCTGTACCTGCCCAAGTCCGCCGTCTGGCTCGAGCTCGCGCGCTCATCCGACCGGATCTTGACGGCGTCCCCCCTGGAGCAGACGCAGATAGCGATCTCGTTCTTGGAGGCGTGCTTCACGCCTGCGGATCGCGCGGCCATAGCCGAGCGTCTGCGTGACACCCTCGGCGACCCGCTCGACTTCCATCACTTGCTCGAGATCATGCCGCAGGTCACGGAGCACTTCCGGCCGATCTACGAGGCGCGCCTGAAGGGCATCGGCGTCGTGGTCCCGGCGCAGGTCGAGAGGCCGGCCAAGACGGGCGCGCCCAAGGGCAAGACGCCCGCCAAGGTGAAGGGCGCGAAGTCGCGTCCCGCGCCGGCTGAGTAGTGGCCTTTGCCGCGCCGTCCACGGTGGTGATCACGGTGGACGGGGAGCCGTACACGCTGCGGGCCCCGGCGCCGCCCGGGCCGGCGCGGGTGGCCGATGCGGTCGCGGCCGAGGATTGGGTGTCGGCGCTGGCCGCGTATCTGGACGAGGACGACACGGCGCGGCTGTTCGGCCGGCTCGGTGATCCGTGGGATGCGCTGGATCTGCCGGACCTGTGGCGGATCGCGCGGGGCGCGGTGGCCGAGATGCTCGGCGTGGAGTGGCATGTGGGTGTGCGGCTGCTGTCGCGCGCCTCCGGTCTCGGGTTCGCGGCGTGGGCGGCCAAGCACGCATTCGACTGTGAGTCGGCGTCGTTGCCGCGGATCGTGGGGGCGGCGCTGGCGTACGCGGTGGACGGGTGCGCGGATGAGCGGGCGTTGCGCCGGCTCGAGGCTGAGCTGTGGGCGCCGCCGCCGTACGACTCGCCGGAGGATGAGGCGGCGTGGGCGGAGGGTGAGGCGGCGTCGTTCGCGGCCGCGTCCGCGGCGTTGTCGCGTCCGCTCCCCCGCCCGGGCGACGCCGCGTGAGAGACGTCGGCGCGGGGCGGGTGGGCCCCTGGGTCGCGTGCGGGGCTGTTGGGGCGCGAGAGGTGCCGTACAGGCCCGTCTAGGGGCTATCCCGTTCGGGCCTCTCCCCCGCGACGGCGGTCCGGCGGTGGGGAGCCTCGCATGGTGCGGTCGGGCGCGCGGACGCGCGTCCGGACGCGCGTCCGCGCGCGAGTACAGCTGTACGGTCTGTTTGTCAAACGGGTGGTGTTGGGCGCGCCGTCGCTGGCGGGAGCTCTCGCGTACGTACGATTTGCCGTGATCGCGGGCTGGCGGGGGTTATGCGTGCGGTCGTGTTGTCGGGGGACAGCGGGGGGGCGCGCTTGTGGGCGCGATGGCAGACGCGACCGTTGAGGTTGCCGCGGATACGGATAAGTTCACGGCCGAGTTGACGGCCGAGCTACGGCGCTCGGCCGCGACCGCGGGCGCTGCCTTCGACGCGGGCATGCGGCAGCATGCCCGTGTTACCGCGAGCAATACCGCGCGGCAGGTCGGTAAGCGGCTCAGGGATGAGCGCGGCCGTTTCGTGGCCGCTGGCAAGGACTCGGGTCGCGCGTTCGGGGAGGGGCTCGAGGGCGAGGCCGCAGGAGCGGGGGCGAGCCGTGCAGCGCGACAGGCTGCGAAGAAGCTGCGGGGCGAGCGGGGCCGGTTCGCGGATGCGGGCAAGGACTCGGGTCGTGTTTTCGCGGAGGGGTTCGATGCCGAGGCGGCGCGGGGGATGCTGGGCGGGACCCTGCGCACGGCGGTCACGGGTCTGACGTCCGCGCTCGGGCCGTTGAGCGTGGCGGTCAAGGCCGTCGCGTTCGCGACCCTGGCGGGGCAGGCGGCCGCGGCGGCGGGAGCGATCGTGCAGCTCGGCGCTGCGCTCGCGCCGGCCTATGGTGTGCTGGCCGCGTACCCCGGCGTCATCCTGGCGATCAAGACCGCCGTCGGGGTCGCGCGCCTGGCACTGATCGGGTTCAAAGACGCAGCTCAGGCCGCGTGGGAGCAAGATCCCAAAAAGTTCGCCGAAGCGTTAGAAAAGCTCTCACCTGCGGCGCAGCGGGTCGCCCGGGAGTTCAAGGCCCTCGTGCCGAGCCTGCAGCAGTTGCAGCGGGCCGCGCAAGACGCGTTTTTCAGGCAGCTCGACGGCGAGCTGAAGCGGGTTGCGGGGACGCTGCGGGGGGTGCTCAAGGCGGGCCTCGACTCGGTCGCCGGCGCGCTCGGCGGCGCGGGCCGCGAGGTGGCGCGGTTCGCCGCGAGCGGCAAGGCGGTCGGCAATTTCGCGTCGATCTTCAGTTCGATCACGAACGGGATCGACAACCTGTCGACCGCGATCAAGCCGGTACTGACGGGTCTGCTCGACGTGTCCGAGGTCGGCGCGCGGTTCGGGGCGTCGCTCACCCCGGGCATCGCGAGCGCGGCCACGGAGTTCGGCAAGTGGCTTACGCATATGGCCGAGAGCGGCAAGGCGTGGGACGCGATGCAGTCGGGCCTCGAGACGCTCAAGCAGATAGGCCAGATCGCCGGGAACCTCATCGGGATCTTCAAGGCCGTCGGGACGGCGGCCAAGGCCGCCGGCACCGAGCCTCTCGTCATCTTCGGCCAGGTCACAGGCGCCCTCGAGGCGTTCTTGAAATCTGCCGAGGGTCAGCGGGTGCTCGTCGACATCTTCGCCGCGCTGCGCGACATCGGCGCGGCGGTGGCGCCCGTGATCGTGTCGGTGGCCAAGGCGGCGGGGGAGCTCGCGCCGCACATCGCGGCCATCGCGACCGCGGTCGGGCCGGCCGCCGTCGCGGCGATCGACGCTATCGCCGGGGCGCTCGTCGCCGCCGCCCCAGGGCTCGAGACGTTCGCGCGGGCGCTGGCCGAGGGGATTACCACGCTGGCGCAGTCGGGGGCGCTCGAGGCGATCGGCGAGGCGATCGGCGCGCTGCTGCGGGCGCTGGCGCCGGTGCTTCCGATGGTGGGCGCGCTCGCGGCCAGTCTCGGTAAGCAGCTCGCGGTGGCGATTACGCAGCTCACGCCGCATCTGGTGGACATCGCCCAGGCCGCCGGGCCCGCCGTGGTCGAGGTGCTCAAGGCTCTGGCCGGCGCGGTCGTCGCGGCCGCGCCGGGGATCAAGGCGTTCGCGGTCGCCCTGGCCAAGGGCATTACCGCGCTGGCGCAGTCGGGGGCGCTCGAGGCGATCGGCGACGCGATCGGCTCGATTCTTGAGGCGGTCGCGCCGCTGCTGCCCGTGGTCGGCGAGCTCGCCGGGCTGCTCGGCGTGATCCTCGCCGGCGCCGCCAAGAATTTGGCGTCATTGCTCATGCCGTTGGTTCAGGCTTTTTCTGATGCGCTACTCCCGGTGCTGCCGCAATTGACGAGCGCAATGCGTGACCTCTTCGCCGCGCAGGAGCCGGTATATCGCGCGCTAGGCGAGGAGATGGGTAAGGCGCTCGCGCAGATCATTCCCGAATTCCTGAAACTCGTTCCGGTGATCATTGACGAGCTGGTGCCCGCGTTCATTGAGTTTCTGCGGGAGATCACGCCGTTTATTCCGACGTTTTTCAAATTGGCGACCGAGACCACGAAGCTCGTGCCCGCCCTGATCTGGCTGGCCCAGACAGCAGTGCAGTTGACCAGCGCTTTCTTCAGTCTCAAGGATCTCCCGGGCAAGATCGTGATGGGGCTTACGTCCATGGCGATCACGGTCAAGGATAAGCTCATCGGCGCCCTGAACAGCGCCAAGGAAGTGGCGCGCAACGCCATGTCCGGAATCCTGACGACAATTTCCGAGCTGCCCGGCAGGATTGCGTCGCTCGGCGGGAAGATGCTTGAAGCGGGCAAGAAGCTGCTCGGCAAGCTCGTGGACGGTCTTAAGGGCGCGGGCGGGGTGGCGCTGGATCTGGCCTCGCATATCGTGCAAGCCATCCGCTCGTTTTTCAACTCGGCGATTTCCGCGATTGAGCGGGCTATCAATTCCATCCCCGGATTGCCCGACATCCGGCTGCCGCGGTTCGCGGACGGCGGGATCATCGACCGGCCCACGGTGGGCCTGGTGGGCGAGGCCGGCCGCGAGGTGATCGTGCCGCTGACCCGGCCACGCCGCGCGGTCGAGCTCGCGCAGCGGTCCGGCCTGGTCGACCTGCTCGCCGCCCGGGGCGCGTTCGGCCGCGGCCCGGCGCCCGACAGCGGCGGCGGCCGCGCGGTCCCGGCCGAGTTGCACGTGCACACCCCGGTCAGCGATCCCGAGCTCGTCGCCGAAATCGTCATGCGGCGGCTGCGTGCCCAACTCGTCGAGGCGGTGGTCTGATGGTGTATGCGGGATGGTGGGAGTACGCCGGCGTGGAGATCTGCAACACGGCCCGGGCGCATGCCTACGCCGGGGCCGCGTGCGCGTCCCTGCGGATCGGGGCCGGCGGCTGCCCGGATCTCGACGCGGTCACCGGGCCGCAGGCGTACACGACGCCCCAGCTCGACGCCGCGCCGTGGTACGACCCGGCCATCCCGGAGTCCGCGCGGGTGCTCGGGGTGGTCGGGCTCGACCTGTCCGGGCTGTCCAAGGCGCCGCGGGCGCGGGAGGTGTCGGCGCTCGCCGCGGGCGGGGGACGGCTCGGCACGCTGGCGATGACGCAGCGGCAGATGCTCGCGACGGTGCTCGTGCTGGCCGCGGACCATGCGGCGCTGTCGTACGGGGTGGCGTGGCTGTCGCGGGCGCTGGCCGATCCGGTGTGCGCGCCGGGCGGGTGCGCCGGCGCGTCCATGCGAGTGGCGGCGTACTGCCCGGGCGCGGCGCTGCCCAGGCCCGGCGATGACGGGCCCGTGCGGACGCTGTACGACGTGGGCGTGATCGACGGGCCGACGGTCGTCTCAGAGATCACGCTGCGCGGCGCGGTCGCCGCGAAAGTCGAGGTGTCGCTTGTCGCCGGGCGCCCGTGGCTGTACCGGGCGCCGCGGCTGGTCGGGACGGTGCAGCTCGGCACCGCGCCGACCGCGACGTTCAACCCCTCGGCGACGGCGACGTGCGCGGGGGCGGCGACGTGTGTCGACGACCCGGTGTGCACGCCGCCGCTACCCGCGCCGGGGCCGGCCACGTTGTCCGACCCGTGCTGGACGGGGACCGCGTTCAACGCGCGGCGGGGGGTGCTGTCGGTGACGCCCGAGGGCATGCCGTCCTGGCTCGAGACGGTGCCGATCATCCGCGTGACGACCGGGGCCGCGGCGATGCGCAAGCTGTGGGTCCGGCTCTTTCAGCCGAAGCTCGGCGGGTGCGCCGACCCGGTGGACATGTGCGCGTGGTGCGGGGAGCTGAGCGTGATGTACCTCGGGGCCGGGACGGTCCTGGACGTCGACGGGCGCACGCGGACCGCGGACGCGATGTGCGGGGGCGACATCACCGCGATCGCCGACGTCAACCTCTACGGGGCGGGGGGCGGGCCGATGCAGTGGCCGAGCTGGTCGTGTGACACGGGGGCGTGCATCGAGGTCGCCGCCGACGCGGCCGCGGTCGCCGCGGACGCGTCGGTCACGGTGTGGCTCGCGTCGCGAGAGGACGCGGTGTAGTGGGCGCGGTACGGCGGCTCGGCTGCCCGGATGAGTACCACGTGCGGGTCGTGGAGTACCTCGGCGCCGGCAGCACGGGCAAGAACAGCGCGGTCTCGTCGAAGACGGTGACGACTCTGACGGGCCTTGTGTCCGTGGAGTGGGGGCGCCGCCTCGAGGACACCTCGGAGGCGACAGTGACCCTCGCGCAGAGCCGGGTGTCGGCCGCGTGCTGCCGCGCCCTGTCCCGGTTTGAGAACTGGTTCTGGGATCTGCTGATCTTCCGCGATTCCGAGCTCGTGTGGCGGGGGCCGATCCTGGACCTGGAAGAGACCGGGCAGAGCATCGTCATCCACGCCCGGGACCTGTCGGCATGGCTCGAGCGGCGATCGTGGGTCGCGCCGTACGGCGCGGCGCTCCCGTCCAACCCTGACCTCGCCGCGGTCGCGCACTACAACCTCATCGGCGCCTTCGTGGCAGACCCGGAGCTGCCGACGCAGACGGCCATCTGGACCAGGCCGAACATCCCGGCGATCACCTCCTACACGCCCTCAGGTATCAAACTGGCTGACACGGATCTGCGCCTGTCGGAGGACTCCAACGCCCGCGAAGACCTCGACGAGACCGCGAAATTCGGGCTCGACTGGACCACCCATGTCGACAAGATCCTGATCAGCGGGGAAGCGTCGACCTCGACGCCGGCGGCGGCGTGGCTGTCGGCCGACGACTTCGCCGTGCCGCTGCAGGTGGCGATGCAGGGCAGCACGGCCGGGACCGCGATCCTGGTCTACGGCGGCGCCTCCGGTGACGTGCCGGCGCTCTACTGGCGCGGCCTCGACCGGCCGCCGGTCTTCCTCGAGCCGCTGCGGGTCAACTCCACGACCATGTCGGACGCCGACAAGACCGAGATCGGCAAGAGCGTCGTCCTGCGGAACTTCCCGCCGGCCCGGGTGGTGCGCGTGCCGGATGGGGCGCCCCTGACCCCTGCCGCGCCGATCCCCATGGCGGGCCTGGTGTGCGGCCGCCGGATCAATGTGTCGGTCGACTCCCGGTGCTGGCCGGCGTCCGCGGGCTACCGCCTCTCGCAGGTCGCCGTGAAGTGGAGCCAAGCCGGCGAACAGGTGGGCGTGACGTTCGCGCCCCTCGTACAGCCCAGATGAGAACAGCCCAGATGAGAGGGGGATGGTGTGGTGACATCGCTAGGGGCCGCGATCGCCAGGGCGGCCCGGGCGCGGGCGCGCGGCGCCGCCGTACACGGAGGGCCCGCCCGGATCGGGCCATGGCATCTGGTCGTCGACCCCGGGACCGGGGCGCTGCTCGCCGCCCATGAGGACGCGGCCGCGCCCGTGGTCCTCGCGGACGCGCCCGCCGGCAGCGCGAGCAAGGGGACGCCCGCCGGGCCGGCCGGGCCGCTGGACCGGGCGGCGCGGCCGGCGCGGCGCGCGGCGCGGCTGCTCGAGGCGGGCCCGGGCGGCGGCCGCGAGCGTGAGGGGGTGCCCGCCGATGGGGCGCTGTAGCGGGTGCGGGTGCGAGCTCGTGGCCGGGCCCGGGATGCGCGTCGACCGCGCCGGCGACACCTACGTGATCGCGCCGCAGCCCGAGATCGTGCCGTGCGGGCAGGTGGCCGACTGCGTCGGGGCGACGGTCCGGCGCGGCCTGGCCTACGTGCAGAGCCGTGCGGAGGTGCGGCTGTCGGCGCAGGCCGGGCAGGGCCTCACGCTGGGGCCGGCGGGACTGGCCTACGACTATCCCGAGCCGGAGCCGATCACGTGCCCCGAGGTGGCCGATTGCGTGGGGGCGACGGCCGGGCCGAGCCTCACCTACGACCCGGTCACCCGCAAGCTCGGCCCGCGGGTCTCGGCGGCCGCGGGCAACACCTTGTCGATCGGGACGGACGGGGGCCTGTACCGGCCGGCGTCGGCCGGGGGCGGCGCCGGGCCGTGGCAGACGCTCACGGCGGGGGACCTGCGGGGCGGGTGGACGCTCGGGGCGACCGCGCCACGGTGGCGGCGCCGCGTCGACGGCTACATCCAATGGCAGGGGATCTTGGCGGCGCCCGGGGCGCCGACCAACGGCGCGGCGATCCTGCAGGTGCCGGCGGGGGCGATGCCGGACCGCGCCTACGCCCTGGTCGTGGTGCTCGAGCCGGGCTCGTCGTGGGCGCATGTGCGCGTGACCGCGGCAGGCGCGGTCGAGCTGGTGTGGGACGAGGGAGTCCCGATCTCGGTGAATCTGGCGATGCTGGCGTATGGGGGGG